TATTCCCAGCCGTTTGTGTCGTGGCAATTGCACCCGTTGGAAGTGTTGGTGTACCTGTAAAAGTAGGCGAAGCCAGCTCTGCTTTGTCAGTATTAAGATTAGAAAGATTATCGTTGAGGATAGTCCTTGAAGCAGAACCTGTATCGATGGCGGCTAGTGTGGTGATTGTGCTCATGCTGGTTTTGCTATGTTTGCGACTGAGCTATTCGTCGTCGTGGTAGTCCACGGTGTGCTGAGTGACCAAGGGAGTGCGCTTGTCCATAGTCCAATTATATCATTAGTCGCTCGGGTTATGTTTGAGAACAGTGAGCCTGTGGCAATCCACGTCCGTGTTTCTGTTGCCCAAGTGGTAGTGATAGTCGCCCACGTCTCAGCGAAGTTCACCTTAGAGGCGTTTGTTACTGAGGTTGAGGGTTTTGAGGTGTTAGTTATCATCGTGAATCAATCATCTCTCCTTCGAGTCTATTAGCTACATCACCTGCGGAGCGTACTTTGAACTCCTTCACTACTTCCTGCCACTCTGTAGCGACCTCTTGAGCTAGGATATTAGTATTCTCAAGCCCTAGCGAGACACCGATGTCAAAGGCAGCGTTCACTATAAATCCCCTGTGTAATGAAGCTGGGAGTCCCGGCTCTTTCGTAGTATCGGCAGCTGTGAAGTAAGAGGGCGCTCTTTGGAAGTAGTAAGTTATCCCGTTTGCTGTCGTAGTGTCGGGAGTAGGGTAGAGACGGATGATGTTATCAGCTATCTTGTCGTACTCCACTGGTGTGCCGTCCACCTTTCTGTAATTAGTTAGTGTGATGTCGTTTATATCCCTCTCGTCTATCTGTTTGAGGTTTATGTCGCCTATTTCTATTCTAAGTACGTTTATGATTCGATTGCTTTGTTCGTCAGTTAAGAAAGCGTAGTCAGACTGCCCAGAGGTGAGGTTTGTTGTACCGATAGGTAGTTTGGTGTGGTTTGAATCGTCAAGATTGAACTTCTTATTAAGAGAGAAGCCGTAGTTGAAGATTTTGTCCAAATAACTGTTGACCGAGTTAGTGATGTATTCTGTTTTCCACTGAGTAGCGTCAACCCGGGCCTTCTTTCGAGCTTGTTCTACTATCCCTGAGAGTGCTGCTGAGTTTGAGAATGCGGTCATAATGTTTTATTTGTTAATTTCCCCATCTTTACCCCCGTAAAGGGGCAAAGGAGAGAAACTAGCTAGTTGCGAAAGGTGTTACCACTGTGCCTGTTGCCAGTGTTGTGCCATTAACCTGCCACTTAGTGCTTGTTATCTTCGTAAGAACAATGTTATCACCGATGAGACCACCTTTTGTGGTTCCATTTAGAGTGAAAGAAATGTTGCTTGCGCCTACAAGTGACTTCCACGAAGCTAGGGTATCTGTAGTGTCAGTATCAGTGTTGACGATAGTTCCTACCATCAATTCTGTTGCTGCACCTGTGATGACCTTTAGCCCGACTGAAGTTATCGTAGTCCCGAGAACAAGCTCAAAGTTAGTCCCGTTTGGACAAAGAGCTGGAAGTGTTATCGTAAATCCCGCTGCTGCGTTTGCCACTACAGTCGCGCCAGATTGGTCTTCTGTTAGTGTCGTTGCACCTGTGAGAGTTATGATTGGCTTCCTTGAGTGTCTGTCTGTGATTCTAATCACGTTCCCTGATTCATTTGCCATGTTTATTTAATTAAGTTTTAATAAATTGACCTTAGAGTTAGGCAACGAGGACGTCGAAGAGCACAGGAGCCATCTTGTTCCACGCCATAAACTTGTGGTCTACGCGAGTTTCAAGACCGATACCAGAAATCTGAGCCGAAGACACGACTGGATTGATGATAGTCTTTACTTTTCCGAAAGTTGACTGAACGATACCTACTGCAAACGCCTTCTTAACACCAGCGAAGACGTGTCCTGCTGTGTGATGAGTCGAAGAGTAGTGCTCGATTCCAAGATACTTGAAACCTTGCTTGATGCCGTTATTAAGAGCATCGTCTGCTGTTGAGAAGCCTTCACTTGAAGCAAGTAGTTCTACAAGCTCGAAGTCAGCCTCACGCCAGATGATAAAACCTCCGTTTGTGGCGAGAAGTTTACCACCCTTAGCTTCACGAATCTCACGCTTGATAGAAGAGATGATTTTCTTCACGTTGCTAACTGCAACAGTGATGTTACCAGCTGTCCCACCGATAGAAGCGTTGTCGAAGTTAGTCCACTGAGCGTGCTCTGCGAGCATCTTAGCTTCCATGTCTTCGTTCAACACAGTTCCCATGTTTCCAGCGATTTCCATGAAGTCAGAGAAGGTCTTCTGAGCCAAGTCTGCATCATCGATGTGCTGCGCTGAATAGGTGTAGGTGTTGATAGTTACAGTCTCGTCTACTGTTGCTACTGCTACTGAAGTGTAGCCAGTGCCACGAGTACCTGTGCCGACTGTAGAGTCAGTCAGGTAAGGGTTGCGCCAGATACCACTGTTTGTCATTTTGACGAGACAAACTTCTTTGTAAATTACTGGAGAGTCTAAACGCTCCTGCAACTTTGTCTCGTACTCGATTGTTGGAATTACGGCCATATGATTAAGATTAAACTGTTAATTTAATCAAACGGCTTAAAAGTTAGGCTGAGTTGTAAAACGTTCCCTTCACTTTGTCTTGCTCGAGTCTAGCGTTGACTACCTTTATCCTCATGTCTTGAGGTACTTCTTCTATGGGCTTTGCTATCCAGTATTCTAGGGAATCCGTAGGAATACCTTTTGCGCGATTGCCTTTAGGAGTAGCGTCGCTGGTACTTGCTAAATCTCGAACCTCTTTAAGTTGAGCTTGGAAGTATTGGTTTGCTAAGACTTCCTCGATAGTTCCGCCTGTTTTTTTAATAGCTTCTTCTACGAGTTTGGTCTCTTCACCTTTAATTCCATTTGCCAGTAGGAAGGCTTTCTCGGCATAACCTATGCCATCTGATTTGGTTTCTTTAGTTTCAATTCTGACCTCTGGTTTTTTAATCCATTGACCTTCCTCGTCTCTAGTAAAACCTTTTGCTTTTTTTAGCTGTTCATAGAGCCTCTGGTTTTTCTCCTTCAGACTATCAACAGTTTCAGAGTCTTCATTCGTCTCTTCCTCAGAAGATTCGGTGTTGTACCCATTCTCATTTGTGGAGTCGAGATTCTCAATGTTTTCTTCTTCCATATATTTTGTAAGGTTTCCCTTTATTGCAATTTAAGAGTTTGCGCTCGAGTTTTTAAGTAACCTTTTGGAGGGTAGTTTAACCACATGTTTTTAATATAAATCGTACACAACAGTAGCGTCTAATGTACCGCCGACTGTTAGGTAGAGTCCGTTTACGAAGTCTGCGTCTCCAAACTCCACAACCCTCTCCCCAGTCGTGGCGACAGCACTGAAAGTGATTGTGTTGTTCATCACTCTACCTGCTGTGCCTGTGCCACCAGTCATTACTGTTGAAGTGAAGGCATAGTTAGCCATTGTCTCAGAAGTTGCGATTGCGTTCCCCGCTGTGCCTGTCTTCTTTGAATTGAAAGTCTGCACTGTGTTTGTGTTTGTGGTTGCGACGACTGTCGGATGTTCAGTTGTACCAGTTCCGTAATCAGTTCCCATTACACCTGAAAGGTTTACTGCTGCCTTAGTGTTGTCCAAGAATACTGCTTCTGATGTAACCCAAAGGATTTGGAAAGGTACTGCTGTTAGTCCTAGAGTTTCTGCAAGTGTGATTACTCCTGTGTACGTTGTAGTGTCAAGAGTGAATGTGGCTGCATCTGTTGTTACCGCACCTGACATTGTTCCACCAGTCCAGCCTGTGTTAGCCATAGTCTCGGTAGTTGCAATAGCATTTAACACTGTAGTTTGTGCCGCTGTTCCGATAGTTCGTGTACGGATTATCTGTGTAGTATCTGTGTTTGTTGTGGCGACCACATCAGGGTGAACTAGAGTTCCTGTTGAGTATTGAGTTCCTGCTGTTCCTGATGCGTTGATAGCTAGTTTAAGGTTATCAAGCATTGTCGCTTCACTTGCACCTCTTA